AAAAAAATGTGATAATATTAAAAATAAGAAAAACTGCGTAAGAGCCCCGGTTAAATTTACACGTGTCAAATCTTTTCCAACATTTGTACCCTTAACAGAGTCCTACTTATCCCAAGCTGAAAAAGATAAAAACAACCCAATACTGAGTAACGGAGCTGTGTGGGTATCTCCATTAGCACCACTATTACCGCCCCCGCGCAAAACGGACTCCTCTGATGAAACAGAATCAGACTCCTCTGATGAAACAGAATCAGATGAATCAACATGCGAGGATCTGAATACCTGTATCATTGCCGGGGGTACGCGTAGAATGCGATATAACAAAAAACAAAATAAACAATCAAAACGTAGATTTAGATCTAGAGTATCCACCGCTAATTTACGACGATATAGTAAATCTAAACGTATATCCAGAAAAAGATTACATAAATGTAGATAGTCCGTTACACTACTATTAGTCCTCGTTTCAATTACACCGACCGAAAAGAAAAATAAGACAAAACTGTAATTATTACTTATATATTTTTCTTTATGAAGTTTGAAACTATGTTTCAAGTAATTTATCAAATGTTCTTTCTTGATTTTATTTGCTAATATATCTTTTATTGTTGTGTCTATGTCTTTATAAGTATTTGGACTTTCTTTTTTTATATAATGTTTCAACTGACTAAAGAACCAAAAAGATAGATGAGACAGCCCGGAGAATGTAACTACACTACACTAACGAAGACATAAAATCGTTCATATTTTTTGTTCCCATACTCGAATTACAATTTTGACATATTGGTTTAAGATTTGATACAATTGTATCACCGCCGTTTGATTCTGCAATAATATGACCACAATTGAAAGATAATTGTGTAATATCAGTTGATTTACAGCACGTACACTTAGATTTTCCAATAGCTTCACCAATATTAGTGTTCCATACAAGTCTTTTGATGGTGGAAGAAATAGATTTCTTCTTTTTTTTATCTTTCTTTATTTCTGGTTTGGGGTTTACCGGCTGTGGTGATGGTTGTATGGGAGTGGATTGTTTGTCGGCGACAATTACATGAGGATAAAAGTTTCGATGTACTCCAACCAACCGCCCATTTGTGTACACAAACCTAGGATTGCGTTTATTTTGGTCTGTCATTGTTATTATGTAACGATGTTGTGTTGATATTGTAACAATATTATGTAATTTATTTTGTTAATCAATTTTTTATAAAAAATAGGAGTTCTTCGAAACAATTGTCAATTGTTATTTATATTTTTACAATAAAAAGTAGAGGTTCATTTTTTTTTAACGTTCCTAAAAAAATTGAAATGCTTATTTTACATTAAATATTAAGTATTCAAACTGATTCAACGTGATCAATTTATAAAGATTTTCAAGGTGTAAGTAAAATGGATATGTTTGCGGATAATATTATTGAACGTGCGTGGGCTTTTGTGGGGGGGAAAGCATTATTTGATGAATGCCCTGCCGCGGAACAACTTGTGTTATGTCAAGCGGCGGTGACCGTATTGAAAATCCGCGCTAATCATATGGTCTGTGCGGCGGGAGCTGGTGCGGCGGGAGCTGGTGCGGCGGGAGCTGGTTCTACTAATGGACCCGTGGGTTTGGAAGAAGATCAAGATGATCTGAGTGTACTGAGTATGTTGAGCGAGTCTAGCGAAACTAGTGTAAAATCTGGAGGCGAAGGAGTTGTATCCATTTATGAGAAACAAGAAATTGCAGCTCGTAATATTTTGGAGATTTTCACGGAATTGGGTGAACGTGACCGCGAACGGTATTGTATTTTGACTGCGCAGATGCAGTCCGGAAAAACTGACACATATTATTTAGTTGCATGTGAGATGCTTCGTCGGGGGGTGGTCAAAAATGTTGTTGTTTTCAGTGGAAATCGGGAAACTGATTTGTTCAACCAACACGGATCAACCACAGATCAGATGGAAACATTTTACATAAAATATAGACAATATTTAAGAAATTCCGGTGTTTCGAATGGCCAGGGGCGCGACATTATCGTCAAAGATGTCAAATCGCACATCAGTGTGACCTGGGGCGGAAAATTGAAACATGAAACATTCAAGCAAAACACTCTTTATATTTGGGACGAATCTCACTATGCACAGTCAAAGGGACAGCAGATCGATAAGTTTTTGCAACGGTGCGGATTAACTGCGACGGGCACCAATGATTATTTTGAACAAACCAATAGTTTCTTATTATCTGTGTCAGCAACACCCTTTTCGGAAATGAGCGATTACAGATGGAATAAACAAAATAAATGTGTTGTCCCTTTATTACCTGGCGAAACCTATCGCAGCGTCAAATGGTTTTTGAATAACGGTAAAATTGTACCATTTACACTATGGTCTGATGCAATGATTACTGCAATTGCACGCGCGTCATCTGTTGGTCGATCGACGTATGGATTAGTTCGTGTATCCAACAAAATCGAGGTGGATGCAAAACGAATTGCCGAATCACGTGGATTTAAATGGATTATGTATGACCAGAAGTGGGTGGGTGATAGTTTGGCGCAGATTTTATCGACCGAACCGGAAAATCCGACAATTGTTTTCTTGAAAGGGAAGTGCCGTATGGGAAATCAAGTACCAAAATCGCACGTATCGTTTGTCATTGAAACTTGTTCAAAATCAAACACAGACACTGTTCTTCAAGGACTACTTGGGCGTATGTGCGGCTATCATGATAATGCGGATATCTTTATCTACCTTAACGAGCGCATTGTTAATGGTGGTGAACTGGAAAAATTCGTTGAAATGAGTGAAGTACCGGAATCATTGCAGTTGCCCACCAAAGGCCAGAATTTAGTTTCTGTATCTGAAATTATCAAGTCTAATAAACATGGACTATATCCTCGTATCCCAGTTCATATTTCTAAAGAACATATCACCTCTACTAATTTGGCCGGATTAAAAGCTGACATCATTGCTGCATTTAATTCGGGAGTAGTTGTGTTCAATGGCGAGGGTGATGTACAGCGCGCCGAAATTTGCGAATTGATTGATGCGGTAGATACCAAATTCACCACGCATCGGTTATCTCGGACAAACAAAACATATACTCATGTTCCCGATCAGCTTAAAATATCTATTTCAACACGAACCGCGACTAAACTTGGTTCTGGTTCTGGTGGTTGTGGTGCACGCGCATCTGGGAAAGAAATTGTTATGTGGAAAGTATGTGACAATTCTGCGGGTCTGCAAATTGGAGACGTCTATATCACGTGCATGACTAAATCTATGCCGGCACCAACCCTCGAAACATCTGTCGCAGCCGATAAGTATATCGCTGACGGGGGTGATCGTGAAATCGCAGAATGTATTCGTTATAACTACCCAAAAACGACAGGACGCGAAGTATTTTGCAATACGACCGAACTCGCACAGGGATTTGAAAGTAATGGCGGCCAATTGGCTATTCTGAAACCGGATACGTGTCGTGACACCGATTTGATGACGCAATCTATTTTGGAATGTATCAGACAAAGTCTTTTACGAGATATAGATACTGTACTAGAACATCCTCGCCGCATTTCATCTAATCGCACTGAAGCTGGTGGATGGCAAGGAATTTTAGTATCTCCCGCCATTTACAAACAGATGTCTAAGGGCGGCGATATTTATCGTCGAGTATTGTCCGAGTTTCCTGGCGTCAAGATCAATGCAAAGAAGGTGAGTGGACCCGCTCCTCGTTCCGGACCATTTGTGGGGTTTGTGAGATTAGCTGAAATTGCGTGGTAAATATCTATAAAATAAAATTGTATTGCTTGATTGTATTGCTTGATTGTATTGCTTGATTGTATTGCTTGATTGTATTGCTTGTTGTGTTGCTTGATTGTATTGCTTGATTGTATTGCTTGATTGTATTGCTTGATTGTATTGCTTGTTGTGTTGATTGAAAATTAAAAAAAAAATAAAATGGATAAAATATTCATTTTTTCTCTCGCGGATAATTATTATATAGTTGTATTATAACATAAATTTATAGAATAACCCAATATGAATTATATTGTTGCAATACCTTCGTATAATAGATCAGATATAATTTCAAAAAAAACATTATCAGTGTTAAAGGATGGAGGAGTAAATAAAGAAAAAATATTTATTTTTGTTGCAAATAACGACGAATATAAAAAATATTTACGTGCATTACAATCATATACAGATTTATATAATAAAATAATAGTTGGTAAGTTAGGTATAACCCGTCAACGCAATTTTATTAAAAAATATTTCAAAGAAAATCAACGCATTGTATCAATAGACGATGATATAGAGGGGTTATATAAATTAAATAATTGCACACTTGCAAGAATACAGCACGTTGATACATTTTTTAAAGAGGCGTTTGAAAGATTAAATAGAGAAGAGTTATATATTTGGGGAATTTATCCTGTTAGGAATCCATATTTTATGCAAAACACAGTTACTACTGGATTAAAATTTATTATTGGAGGACTGTACGGATTTATAAATCGAAAATTATCGGATTTGGATCCTTCGGCTGAATCGGAAGGTAAAGAAGATTATGAACAAAGTATTTTATATTACAAAAAAGATGGCGGAGTTTTGAGATATAATAATGTAACCATAAAAACAAAATTTTTGGCAAAGGGAGGATTAGGTGAATTGGATAAACGGTTTGAAATTAATAAAAAATCAGCAAATTATTTAGAAAAAACGTATCCCGATTTAGTTTCAATTTTTCATCGTAAAAATGGAATGACAGAAATAAAATTACGAAATATGAAATCGGTAAAACCGATAAAAACAGTAAAAACAAAAACAGCAAAAACAAAAACAGCAAAAACAGCAAAAACAATGAAACGACGCTAAACGGTTCTAATTGTTGAGTATTTTTTTAATTGTCTTGTTATGTCGTAGCATATACTTTTTTGTTTTCCCTTTTGATCGATTCCATACATTATGACGTAAATAACATACAATAGATAATCTAATTGTTTTTTCAGAAGAAGGGGATGAATCTGCGACAATCATCGGCAAATTTGCATGCCATTCGTGTACGTCCATAAATAAAATATCCCCAGTTCTTACATCCACACCTATACCATATTGCGGAAAACATGTTTCGGCGCCAGTATATTTCCCACCATGTTCTATAACCGCCAAATTACCAAATCCTTCAATATCATCACCTACATCTTTATGTATTGCGGTTTGAAAATTAATATTAGTAGTAATTGTTGTAAATGCGGTGTTTGGAATCTTAAACGCTGTCTGATTTGCTTTTTTTCTTTGTTTTTCGTAATATGATGGAGCATATTTTTTATACAAGGTATCTATATTTTGTATTAATGGAATTATATTTTTATATTTTTCCGGAAATTCAGAAGTAAATTTGGTTTCTCTAACTTCTAATGGAAGTTTAATATTACGATCTTTAAACACACGTTTTTGGCTAGGTCCCCAAATATCAAAATATCCTAATATATTTGTCATAATTTTTGGATTTTTACTAATATCGTATTTTTTAGATCCACTGGTAGCACCACGATTACTTGAGGTGTGTTTTGCAAAATCAATAACATTTTCATAAAATAAATTTATATTTTTCATAGATAATTTATCTTTTCTAAATTTCAACAGTAGTTTTCCATCGGCTGTATATACATCCGAATCAATATCGATTATAGTATGAATCATTGCAGGTGTAATTTTTTTACCTTTTAATTTATTCATTTTTTCATCGGGTATTATTTTATCAATATGATATACCATTATATTTCCAACCTTTTCCTTTTTAATTATATTTTTCATTATATCTTATCTATGATAGAATGAGAATATTATATAATCAAATTCATTAACTCAACGTACTCATTGAAATTATCATAGTACGAATATCCATTGATTTCATCGATTTTATTTGCAGGTATTTCAAACAATTCTTTTATTATGAATACACCTACTCCCCGATAACACGGATTATTATATACGGTCAGTGTAAACTTATCCGTATAATTTTTTAATATATAAAACACTACTTTCCAAATATCGCCGGTCCACGGTTCACCATATTTCAAAATATTATTCTCGTAATAATGTTTATTCGGTATTTTCAATTGTTCATTATAATTCGCAGGCAAAATATCATCAAGCATCATTACTCCACCAATACATAATATTTTAAGACTATTATTAATATCATCTAAAATATATTCGGCTTGATGCATCCCATCAATAAATATCGCACCAAGTTCGCCTGGCTTTATATCACACGTTTCGAAAAAATCATTGGATTTAGCAATAACAAGATTTGGATCTTCGAATTTTGGATCAGGATCAACCCCGATTTTCCGTCGATTGAAGTGGACATGTTGGAATGTTGTGCCATATTCAACCCCAATTTCAACATATAAATCTTCGGGGTTCGTATGCTTATTTATAATTTCATATCTATTTGTCATTTGGGTATTATATTTCACCAAGGTAATTGGGTTTGTTGGTTTTATTTGTTCAACTATGGTCAATCCATCGTTCGATTCTTTCAAAATCTCGTAATTATCGCAACTGCGATAAATGGTATGAAAAAATGCTTCCATTTCATCCATAGTCACATCATTCATATAATAACATTTCATTCTTGAAAAATCCAATTTATCTAATGCAGCACATAACATTGTTATATCATGCGTAATATCCAAAACGATAAAATCATATGTCTCTATTTTATATAATTCGCGAATCTTATCCAGATTCTTGTATAGCCAATTAATATCCAAAATACAATATTGTTTCGTAAAATTCAAATTTATCAATTTATTGCAATATTTCGGTTGATATTCTGGCCCACGTTTCCACAATTTAACATGATTATCTAAATATGATTCATTTTCGTATGCATCCAATTCTTTCATACGAGCATGTACTTTATATACATCATAACATTGACGAAACAAATTGCCGGGAGAAATCCTATTAATTTCCGAATTACGGATCAATGAGAAATTGTTATTGCCTTCATTCATATATTGAACATATCCAATTTTAGGTATTTTTGCCATGGTAGTATTGACTGCCGTTCTAATAAGTAATTCATGATCATCGCATATCGGCAAAAATTCGCAATAATTTCCGATTTCGTGTAATGTACTTGCTCGCCAAATTCTAGGATGGTTTGGAACAGAAACAATATGCGATAAGGTAATATTGTTTATTTGTGGCGTATTATATACAAATCGCCATTTCCCCAAGAATTTCTCGCAATAATATCCGCCATAACCTTTACTTATAAAATCACTATACCTGAAATTCTCGCCGTTTTCATAAATGTTAATAAAATCGGTGTATACAAACCCAACACCCTCGTCGTCTTCAAATACTTTAACCGCATCTTTTAATGTATCCGGTAAAATTTCATCATCATGATCGAGTTCTAGTACATATCGTCCACGGCATAGAGATGTTGCTTCGTTCTTGACATTCCCGATATTCCCGCTATTCTCGCTGCGTTTATATAGACGAACCCGGCTATCATTTTTAAATAATCGTTTTAGAAAATTAAAATGCGCATCTGTCGGAGAATCATCGAGAATTACCCATTCCCAATCACGATAATTCTGGACTTTTAGACTATCATATGCTCTATGTATTTTCTCATAGGAATTATAACATGTTGTCATTACTGAAAATCCAGGACGGGTTAATTCATGACGTAATGTAATGTTATGCATATAACAAAAATTTACTCCTGAATTAAATGAATCTACGTGCGGCAATGTCGTATAATGGATCCATCTTTTTCGCATTCTTGAAACAATTATACTATTCACATCATCGAAATATTCTGATTCATTCGGGCCTAGGGTGACTAATAAATGATAACTTGAATCGAATAATTTTAATAATTGTTGTTTTGAATCTGTAATTATATGTATATTGCAATTAAACGCTTCTTTATTTGTCTCGAAATATGTATCCATTGTGGCGGCATACTTTTTGTATCGAAACACGATAATATTCGGGTATTTCATTTGTATTAAGTTGGAAAGGCGTTTTTAAATACTTTGTTATTATATTGTTATATTGTTATCATAAATTGGTGGCATCAACCAACGCAATTAAACATTGTTCGATTTCGTCAACATCATATTTCAAATATAATTGCTGTACTTTTGCGGGTGAAATGATACCGCTTTTCATATTTTCAAAATAATGATTGTATTGCGTGAAATCTATGTTTGTATCGCGGTATTTATGTTCAACCATTTCTCTAATAATTTTAACAGATGCATTTACAAAATTCAATGTATAATCGATTCTGCCTGCTCGTAAAAAGGCTTTATCTATTTTTTCAATATGGTTGGTTGTAAAACATGTCATTGATTTATGACGTTCATTGATTCCGTCTTGAAAATTCAATATAAAATCAAGCGATAATTCATCTACCGGTTTTATTGTTTTGATATATTCTTCCATCTGAACTTTAAAATCGGGGTCAGATGCCTTGTGTTGTTGCATTGATGGTGTTGCTGCTGTTGTTGTTGCTGTTGTTGTTGCTATATTTCGCGATTTAAGTACATTGTCCGAATTTGCATCGAAATCTTCGACGATAAAACATAAATCTTCCAGACCATATACCGTTCCATTAATTTTTGTGGAAAATGCTTCACGGAAATCGGTACAGGTTTTTAACAAAGACCAGCGTATCAATACTCCTATTCTTCCAGTCCGATTCAAAATACCGCGAATTGTGCACGATTTTCCGCAACCTGGTTCGCCGTATAATAAAATTCCCGCTTTGTATGTAATCCCATTATCTTCGTACACTGCTTCATATTTCTGCTTGTCTTCATCCGAAATATATTTTGAAAATTGATCAATATATTTAATGAAGTTAGATTTATCTTCAAAGAAAATATTTTTATCAAGATGTTTATTACTTTTGAAATTAAATTGTTTATATACCGATTTACCTCGCCCATCTTCATCTTGTTCCGTTTTGGTATATTCGAATATCGGTGTTTTATTTATATTTATTTCCTTTTCGTATTCAATGATACAACTATCGATAAATTGTTCAAGAATTCGCAATTTATTTAGTTCTGGTGTTGATAATTTATATGCATAATTTTTATTCAATGATTTATTAGTATTATTACTGCTGCTATTATTATTATTATTATTATTATTGCGACTACTATTATTATCTTTGGATTCTTTTTCGGGTTCAGTAATAATGATTTCAATGTAAATATTATTTTTTTTACAAATGAGAAATTTTTGATTTTGAGTGGGTAAATAAATGAATTCATCCTGTTGTTTTGTATTGTCTCGTTCTAATGGATGTGATGGATTATATATAATTTCAGTAACATTCGATACTTGTCTCGAATTGAAATTTATTAAAAAATGAGTTAGTGAATCGAATTTAATACTATGTACTGTTTTTGTCGTTTCTTTCAATCCATACATATAAGTATATGAAATTTGTTTATGCTGTGGTATCGTTAACGAACTTTCTTTTGATATTAACAATAAACCGGATATATATTCTTGTATCTTTTCTGTATTCATCAATTTGAATACGAGATATAACAGACCTATTATAAATAAATTGTTTATATTCATATCTATTTTTGTCGCGAGTTCGTTGAAGATTTTCGAATAAAGTGTTATTTGTAAAATATGTAATGGATCCATTATGTATTGTTGATAATATTATTGGATTGTATCTATATTGTTTGTAATGTGTATTTGTCTATATTTTACAAAAAATTGATTTGAAAACTTATTCAATGTTTATTGTAACTCAAACACCTCAATGTCATCGTATACTTTTAAATGGAAGCCTGTTGCTTTAGCAACGCGTGGCGAAAAATGCAGAATGATTGGTACTCATATTGCATGGTTAGCACATCATAAACAAATGTTTATGATTTGTCCGGATACTGCGGATATTGATCGACGGTTTGAATATAACGATGAACTCTATTTCAATTCGTTTCATGAAATCGTGGCGATTCTCAAAACATTTTGTCCCGAGGAACGTTCGAAAATATTGACCAATGTATTCTTGGAAGTGACTGTGCAATATCCACATTGTGCTGAATGGATAAAGTATGTTCAAGTCGATCATTTTATCGCAGACGAATTGATCGAATCGACTTGGCCTTTTTGGCCAATTGAATTTCTGTATATCGCGCAATTAGATACGTTGATGTCACGTGATCGTAAATTTACTACACAATTTTATTTATCCGATCCATTGTTGTATTACGGACGATGTCCATGTAGTCAATGCGGGATCGAGTGGACTGCTGAAAAAAGTCGCCGGGATGCAAAACCGAGAGTTGTTTGTTTGACTCCGGTCCTTGTTTCTGGGAAAAAATATTTGAAAGAGTATGATTGCGATGACGTTTATGATGCTTTTACACATCAATATATCGGTAAATGGTCGTCTATTAATATTGACACTGCTACTATTACTGCCACTACTTCTAGTCCGCGTTCACAATAATATGGATTGTTTGTTTACTTTGTTTTGTTGTATTGTTGTTGAGTATATATTATATTTTTTTGTTGATATAATATATAATGGATTCGTTGTGTAAATATCGCGATGCATTGGGTATACCAGGTCAAGGTATTCATTCATATCGTATTTTCAATATCGCAATTGCAGATGTAGTTATGACGTTAATTGGATCAGTTTTCATATCATATTTATTCAAATTATCATATATTCGCAGTGCTATTTTATTATTTCTTTTAGGGATTGTTTTGCATCAAGTTTTTTGTGTGAGAACTACCGTAAACAAATTTTTATTTCCTTAATCTTCTAGATCTCTTATGGTGACGTCTTGTTCTGTGTATTTTTTTATTTCTTCGTGTTTTATTGCCACGACCTGTTGCTGCTGCTACTGCAATTGCTTCTTCAATTTGTTGATCTGCATCACTAATTATTTCTTCTTCTAATCCATCTCCTATTTGTACCCTATACGCAGCGCCTTGTGCAATCGGATCCGCTATGTCATAATCTAATCCTCTATCTACTGCTAACATAAGAATATGCGCATTCATAAAAGTCGGAGTCATTGTGTCTAATA